CCAAGCGTGCCAGTATTTGCCCTTGAGTGGGTAAACGTGCAGCTTGTTGCCATCAGCGTCTTCTAGGGTGTAGGGGAAGCAGTCGTTATTCATGCGATCACCATAGCCGAGGATGACGACACCGCGCACGGCGGTGTAGGCAGCGCATACATGCACAGCCCCCCCGGGTGGCCCATACACAGGCCGTACGGCAGCAAAAGCGCATCTGCCCGCTCTTGGAGGGATTGCATCTTGCGTTGTTCCGCAACTCTTAGCTCACGGTTGCATCTGGCTTCATTGAGCCGGCGATAGGACCGGGCAAGCGCGCAAACGCGAGTTGCGACTACGGGCGCGCATCCGGGTGGCTTGGTCAGGGTGTGATCGATGCGGCACAGTTCCGCAGTCAGTAGGCATTCGTGTGATGGGTACTTCATGGTGTTTCCTTTTTGTGACAGTGGTCTGCGACAACAACCAACTCATTAAGGTCTACAATATGCCACCAACAACCACCCTTTAGTGCTTTAGCTACTTGTATAGCCTCCTCTAAGCTGTCAAAACTCGCTCCATAATCATCAAATCCGCCTAACGGGTAGTAGTGCTCTCCGGAGAACAGTGCGTATCGTTTCCTGGTTAGGGGGTTGATGGGATTGCTCATGGTGTGTTCCTTGTGTTTGGCGTTCAGCGTTCATTACTGATGACTCGCTTATTATATGCAACCAAGTAGCGTATACAATTAAATTCTTTAGGCGATTAGCGCGCTCTATTTACAACGACTTATGACGATCGAGTCTTAGCTGATCGCAGGCACATGTGCGGTATGGGTCTGTATGGACTAATGTATTATGGCGTGCGTTGAGTGTAAAACGATGAAAATGACGGTAGACCGTTAGCCTTTTATCGCCTTTTAGCGACCGTTATTTTGAGCTTTGCTAAGGGTTGGGGGGTTTGTAAGTCGTTGTAGCTTATGGCGTTGTGATGTACTGGGGGGATACGGTTATGCGTTAGTAAGACTCCCCTGGATAAAGAGATGGAGACATATTGACACTTACCCATACATACATCATAAGTCATTATAATACAGACACTTACACTTATAATATATAATATATATATCATCTGAATTATTACTACTCATTTATTATATGTATATCTCTAACTCTCTCTTAGCAACTACGGTCATAGCTGTATTTATTTCTGGATAACGCTTACTAAAGGATAAAACGATACTAATAGAACATCATAAGTTAGCTAATGACAAACACTTACATGCGCGATCAACCCTTAGCAACGCTTTACTAACGGTCGCTAAAAGGCTAACGGTCCCCTATGTCGGCACACAGGATTGATTCTTCCCGTCGGTCACAGCCTGTCCGCTACCCTTCCTTGCGATCCTAGCCCATTACAGACACGCTCACACCTGTGCCTATATAAGGTGTGGCATCGATGGCGATCGTGGCTTAGATGGCGTGTGGAGGGGTGGGGAGGGGTGGCATGGGGGGTTGGTTTGGATTTTACTTTTACGATTTTACAAGGGGCTTGTAAAAAACGCAGGAACTTTTGAAAAGTAGCGTATACACTTGACATCCCCACATAACCGTATACAACACACACATGCAATGCCCCTGTAACAAAGACGCCCTCACGGCATCGCAAGCCATGGCAATCTGTCGTCGTGCTACCTCGTCACGGATGCCGTATCGCTGCACGATCTGTCAGCACTGGCACTTGGCTACGCCCACGGCTATAACACGTACGGTAAAGCACGAACGACGCTCACGTAAACACGACACCGGAGAGATGGATTATGACGAATAAGCGATTGACCGCACGGCCTAAGCGAATACGCTACCTAACATGACTACTGACTTTAAAAAATGGCCGTCTATTCAGCGGCTATCTTCAGAAACCGTTTACGTGACCGAGAAAATTGACGGGACCAATGGAGTCATTTACGTTCCTGAAGATACGGGTATGCCGGTATTGGCGGGGTCGCGTGAGCGTTGGCTGACGCACGAAAACGGAGAACCGCCTACTAAAGCCGAAGATAATTTTGGGTTTGGAGTTTGGGTGCATGAACGTCGTGAAGAGCTCCGAAGGCTCGGACCCGGACTTCATTACGGAGAATTCCACGGCGCGGGCATTCAACGCAAGTACGACCTAACGGATAGGCGATTCGCATCATTTGAGTACGGACGTACGGATATTGAGATTCCCGGCCTATGCGTTGTGCCGGTACTGTACGAAGGCCCAATTGATGGGACATGGACCGATGCTTACGATCAACCAATTTCAGTGTGGGACTACTGCGTTAATAACCTGAAAAATAAAGGGTCGGTTCTTTACGCAGGTTTTATGAAACCGGAAGGCGCTGTCATCACTTTCAAAAACATGCACAGTGCCAAGTTCAAGCGTTTGTGCGAAAATGACAAGTTACACAAATCTTGGCTTGCTAATAAAAAATAAACGAATACGCTACACGACATGCCCCATCCATTTAAATTCAACACGCCATCTCGGGTACTCACCATTCGCGTACCTGCCGATCAGTACGACAAGATCAAGGCTGAGTTTGCCAAGATCATCCAGGCATACGTGAAGTAATGGCTAAGGCTGCTGCACGTACGCCGCCTGACATGCAAAAATGGCCCCACAATCCCGAGAGCAATTTCGTGGATGCGTGGCCACGGTGGCGGGATGTGTATGACTGGGATCTGCCGGTCTCGAAGCTGAGGCAGGTGGACTCGAAGGCGTGTGCGGAGCTGTGTGAGCTGAACCTGTTTGATAAGCTGACACCTTCACTGCAACAAGCGGTACGGGCCTTTGCGGAAGGTCGGTCTTATGACAACGGGGAGACGCAGGACTTGATCCTGACTCCGGAGCGGCTGACTTCACTGGCGGAGCAATCCAACAAGGTCGAGGTAGCACGCGCTTCAATTGACGCACACGCACTGTTTCAACTTGCTGCTACGGCGATTGCAACGGGCGACCTAACCGGCACCCCGTTATGTGCCAAGGAGAAGATCGACCTGATCAAGTGGCTCGGTTCTCGCGTCGTACCCGAAGCCAAGAGCCAAGATATGGCCGAAGTCGTACAGCGCGTTGACCGAGGCCGCCGCAAGGCATCTGAGTTCTCTTCTGAAGATCTTAAAACACTAACACGTCAAGAACTCCTTGACCTTCTGGAATAAACTATGTTTTTTAACTTTGCTACTAAAGAAGATATTAATGCGTTAAGTCGCGCACACGCAGATGCGTATGCGAAGACTTCTCTACGAATCCAACTACTCGAAGACCGCATCAACTCACTTGAATCTGATTTAAAGAACACTAGTCAGTACTCTGTAGATCGATACGCCTCTTTCTGCCTCTCAGTAGAAGCCAAGGTACAAGCCGCGCTTCAAAATCTTCGTGCGCATTATGATCTTAGTATGTCAGCTGAGGATAAAAACCATATGCGCATCAAACGACTTGAAAGCCGCATCTTCGACTTAGCAAGGAAGTGAGTTTTACCGAAGAATGCCAATGGCGGGATAAGAACCCTTACGCCTTTAAGGTGCAGTGCTCCTATCCCGCCGTGTATGTGAAGTTCCCTGTGTCGGAACACACGTCACGGTGTTTTCGTTGGCTTCGTGAACGCAAACCAGCACACCTATTGGAAGCACCGTGGAACTTAAAATAAAGACATGCTATTACTGCGGATCACTTTCGATCATGCACGTATTCAACACTCCCGTTTGCGCCATGTGTGCGCTTAAGTTGTTTAAATGAGTAAACACATTAAGTCCGAACTTGCACGGCGGGAGCTGGCGCGACGCGAACTCTTGCCGTACATCTGCTATATGAAGCCCGATTACAAAGTCGGTTGGTTTCATAAGCAGCTATCTGAAATCATGGATGCTTTTGTGGAGGCGGTCAACCGTAAAGGATCGCCACGCATTATCCTATCCGTTGCGCCTCGCGTAGGTAAGTCAACCGCCGTGTCCGAGTACTTGCCGACGTATATCCTTGGCAAGAATCCAAAGGCGGAAATCGTAGCCGCTACCTACAACCAGGATCTCGCTAATAGCTTTGGGCGTAAGGTGCGCGACATTCTACAGAACCCGCAGTACCTGGATTTGTTTAACGTTGAACTCGATACGCAAGCGCAGTCCGTTAGCTACGTTCGCTTGAGTAAAGGCGGCAGCTACTACGCCGTTGGCGCTGGCGGTTCGCTCACCGGACGCGGTGCAGACGTTATGATTATTGACGATCCTGTTAAAGATCGTGAAGCGGCGGACTCTCCCGTTGAATCGGAAAAGCTGTGGGAGTGGTATTCGTCAACGGCGCGTACGCGTATGTTACCCGGTGGAGGCATTATTATTGTGATGACGCGCTGGGCGACTGATGACCTAGCGGGACGACTCATTGACCAAGCCAACCGCGATCCAGATGCAGACCAATGGAAGATAATTAACTTCCCTGCCCTCGCTGAACAAGACGAAGATTTTCGCAAAAAAGGTGAAGCCCTACACCCCGAACGATACGACCGTGATGCCTACCTGCGTTTAAAGGCATCCATTCAACCACGCGATTGGGCCTCGCTCTATTGCGGAAAACCCTACGTAGAGGGTGGTAATTTCTTCTCGCAAGACACGGTACGGTACTACAAAGACAAGCCCGCAGAGCTGACATGGCTGATTGGCGTCGACTACGCAACGTCGGCTTCTAAGAAGTCAGACAAGAGCGCCATTGTACCAATGGGTGTTGATTACGAAGGCAACGTTTACATAGGGGAGGACTTCTTCTACGACAACGTCGATCCTTGGGACGCGGTAGTTCGCACTATTGCACTTGCCAAGCAGTACGAAGCACGCGACCTTGCGGGCGAATCAGGACCCATTCAGAACACCATGGGACCGATCTTCTCCCGTGTGCAAGAGGAGCAGCATTGGTACGTGACCGTCTCCAAGAACGTACGTCGATCTTCCAAAGCCGTGGCGTCTCTCGGCATGAAGGCGCTGATGTTCAACGGGAAGCTCCATTTCCCCGACACGCCACGCATGCGTAACGAAATCATACCCGAGTTGCTAGCGTTCGATCCAAAGGTTGACCGTGGCGGAGACGATTTTTTGGATGCGTGTTTTTCTGGAGAAACGCTTGTTTTAACTGAGCACGGATGGACCCGCATCGACCACATCATGAAGGGTGATCGGGTAATGACTAGTATAGGGTTGCGCGATGTCACTAAGGCGTGGTGTAAAGGCTACAGAAACACTAAGGAATACGCGGGGGTTCGCGCTACACCGGAGCACCTTTGCTACACCGTCAACAAGGGGTGGGTGCCTATTGACGCACTAGCTAACGGCGATACCGTTGTGGGATGCGAAATGCTACAAAAGTCGAAGCCGTCTTTTTCAACGGTCGCGAGTATCGTCGATACCCCAACGCAAAGCAGCTTAGCCACCGAAGATATTTCAGCTCCTCCGGTTGGAGCGAAACCCCGCGACTGCTACACCGAGACATATGGGAGCACGCGCACGGACCTATTCCGCCAGGACACCACATTCACCACCTTGACGAAAATACCCGCAACAACGAGCTTGCTAATCTCTGCTGCATCTCCGCAGCCCAGCATTTCCGCGAGCACGCCACCGCAATTAGCAAACGCTGTAGTACTCCCAAACACCTGGAACACCTTGCCGATATTCGCGGACTTACAAAAGCATGGCACGCATCTGAAAAAGGGCGGGAGTGGCACCGCGCTCACGCTGAAAAAAACTGCAAAGCCGTGCGCAATTGCGTCGATTGTGGAGTATCCGTGGTCATGTGGATTACCGCTACGCGATGCTCCGCCTGTAGCCGTAAAGAACGAAACAGGCAATCCGCAAAATGCGGACGTGAAAAACGTGCCCGTTTACGACTTGAACGTGAACGAGCAGCACGAGTTTTTTGTGTTGACGAACAACGGCCCGCTGCTGGTTCATAACTGCGTAAACGGATGTTTACTTATTGAATCCATCGGACGCCCCCTACCACCAGTACCACCACCCCCAAAGTGGCGCGTAGATCCAGGCGCGGTCTATGGGGCCGATATCTTTAAAAAGAAAAAGGGCGGATCTGCCACCATCCCCGGATTACGGAGTAATAAATGGTGAGTGATACGGTAACGTAGACACCCACTAAGCTGTAGTAGCGGATTTTTTTCTGCCTTATAGTCACGTTACCCCCTAACCCTAGGTTTACACCATGGCCCTTACTGCTCCTGTCCCTAATCTCGTAACCACGGTTCCACTGTTCTCCGCAGCGGCTCCTGTCTGGTCGCGCCGTATCAACGGTATCGTCGCCGGTCAGCCGACCGCCGCTAACTCAACCGGTGCCGCCGCTTTGTACGGCGTTTGGCACCCGGGTACGCAGAATGCCGCGCGTGTGTTCCGCTTCGTTGGCGACGGCAGCACCGTTGCGTTCACCCTGCCTACCGCCGCTACCGGCGTTACCTATCCGACTACCGCTGCTGCGTCGTTGACCGTGATCAACTACCTCGAAGCGATTGCCCTAACCTTCGCTCCTCAGTACGCGCTTAACGCTGTCGTTCGTCAGCGCATGGGTTCGGATGCTACCCCAACTGGTACGCAGTGGAAGATCAACGGCACGACCGTTACCTTTGGTACCGCTCCCGTCGCTGGGCAGACCGTTGAGATTCTGATCCCTGATACGGCTACCATCTCCCAGCTCCCTGGCGCTGCGCTGACGGCTAACACGCAGACGCTCATCACCCCACGTGACTTTAGCACCGCTGGCGTTGCCGCTGTGGTCCTGAGCACTGCTGGCTCGCGGTAATCCGTGAACGACGCTCGTTTCCAGCAAACGGCCCACGGCTTTACGAAGCTCACGGCGGTACGCTCGGAAGCGGGCGCATGGCGACGTTGCGTGGCGGGGGAAGCCCCTCACGCAATCGTTGCTCGTGTCATGGGTCTCGACACGTTTTCTATTGTTACCAATGGCGAACTTGACGGACTCGACGCTCTGACCGCAGGTGCGACCTATGGCGTCGGTACTAACGGTGATCTCCAAGTAGGGCTTTCTCCTACCGTTGCTCGCGTAGTTCGCAGTACCGCAATCCTTGTCGACCTCAGTGTCGCAACCTCCTCAAACGCTTCCGATTTGTCGGCTATCAATGCGGCAATCGCTGCTCTGCAAGCCGCCATAGCGCAAACGGTCATCGTTGCTGGCGGACCTACCGGTTCGTCGAACACGGTACCGATCATTACGTATGACGCTAAAGGTAGGTTGACGGAGGTCACTACCGCGACTATAACGGCCTCGTCTATCGGAGCTGTGTCCTCTGCACAGGCTCGTCAGTACGCCTGGAGTGTGGCTTCATGATGATTCTTTCGGGCACTAAGACCCTGACCGCATCGTTAGCTGCTGCACCCGCAACCACGCAGCCAACCTTTGTTGTCGCTTACGCTGAAGTGAACGCGATACAGGTCACCGAAGACACTAACGAAGTCACGGCTACCGGTACAACTCCCGTAACGGTGCTTTCCGCTCCCTCCGCAGGCTTTCGCCGCGTCATCAAGAGCCTATTTGTAACCAACTTAGACACGGTTCCGACCACGGTAACGGTGTTTATTAACGGATTTCCTGCCGGAAAAGCTACTATTGGTTCTGGTTTAAGCGTCGATCTGGCTTCTTCTACCGCTATCCCTGTTTCGCAAGGTCAGGTCGCTACCGGTACCCTGATGGGTAACAACAGCGGGGTGAGTAATCTCCCGTTTGCGTTGTCAGCTACCGCGTCGCTCACGTTGCTCGGTATTCCTGGACTGCAAACGTCGGGAATCACTGGAAACTTGACTCTTTCCAAGACGGGGACTACGGCTCGCACCCAAACCGCCCGCGACGCCAGCGGTAACCTGTGCTTGGATTCGGTAAATAACGGGTTCACGGTTTTGCAGAGCATCGACAGGGGAACAGGAGCACTTCCCGCTCCGATCAATGCCGCTGCACAATGTCTGACATTGTCGAATATCGATGCGACGCCATCAAATATCGAATCATTCGGCTATGGCACTACTGGAATAAACCTGCGTGGACGCAGTATCGGCGGAACACGAGCTGCGCCAACGGCAAGCCAAGACGCGCAAGTTTTTGTCAATCTGGTAGGCACTGGATATGATGGCGTGTCGGCGCATGGTGATAGCACCGCCGTCCGGATGCAGGCTGACGGCCTCTGGTCTGCGTCGAACCGAGGAGGACTTATTGCGTTTTTTGGTATTCCGAATGGTGGCACGATACCAGCCGAATGGATGCGCCTACAAAACGCCAGCCTCGGCATCGGCATTGCCCCCACCGCAGGAAACGGCCTCGTCCAGCTCGCCAGCGGGACGACCAAGGCGAATGGCGTGGCGCACGGTGACACGTATCAATTTAGAGCGGCATCGGGTCAAATTTTCCAAAGCGGCCCAGCGGCAACCGACATCATTTATACGGTACAAAGAAGCACGGGTGAGACGCTTAATGTACAGGCTGGCAGCGGCGTTTGTGTGGCGGGAACGTCTTCAAATACCCCGTTTTGGCTGCGTACGAACGGCGCCCAGTGCATCAGCATGGACACCGCACAAGGCGTAACCACCGCAGCCGCAAACTACGTAAAGGTTCGCTCGGTCGCAGCCTCAGCCGGAACGACTACACTCGATGCGACCGATGCCACGGCAATCCTAACCGGTGCGGCAATCCACACATTCACGCTCCCTGCGGCGTCTAACGGACGTCGTCTGTTCATCAAGAACCGTTCGAGTCTTGCGCTGACCGTGAATCGCGCCGGGGCGGACACCATTGATGGATTGACCACTATCGCGGTAGCTACCGGAACAGCCAAGATCCTCATTGCTAACGGCACCGATTGGTGTGTTTGGAACGCATAAATGATTACTGACCTCATCAGCCTACAAGACGCCATTGCGTTAGCGCAATCGGTTCCCGATTACTACAACGAGGACGGCGCAAAACGTCAAGCCGAGGCAATCGAGATTGTCCGTATGCGTGCGCCAATTGCCGACCCCGGAGAGACGCAAGCTAGCGATTCCTGGCGGATTCAGATCCCCCGGACGAAACTGTGGTCGCTGCCAAACGGCGACAAGATAAGCCAGGGCATGTCGAGCCATGTCAATCAACTAGAGCAGGTCTACACGCAGAGCGTCGTTATTAACGACGTACGCATCCCCGTGATCCTAGCGCAGGCGATTCTTGGCGCGTATTTCGTTGCGCTTGAAAAAGGCGAAATCATTCCTACTGCGGTGGAATCGTGAAAATATTAGCGTATTTGACTCGCGTTGGCTCTGCTTCAAGCCAGCTTGCAAACGTCATTTTCCTTGGCGGAGCTCCAAATGAGTCCATTAGCGGGAGGAGTTATCGTCGGCAATGGTGGATTCGTCGCCCTATTGATGCGGTACTAGGACGTAATCATTGCAAAAATTCGTACGTGCAGGACGCTGTAGACGCGGTAGATTACCTCTATGAGTATAGTCACCATGACGACGTATGAAGCCCTGGGCATTTTAGACCAAGCTGCAAGCATGGCTCCTGGTACCAGGCGTGATCACTTAACTATCCAGCAGGCCGTGGAAGAGCTCAGACGGTTTATTGTCGAAAACAAGAAAGAAGAAGACGGCCATGGCTGACACGATCATTTCAACAGAAGTTGTCATTGCCGGATTTGTTGCACTTGGTGGCGCTATCGTGTGGCTGGCCCATAAGTGGGACGCAGGCAACACGCGCTGCGAAGAGCGTAGCAATATGCTGCATCGCGAACTCGGAAGCCTTCGCGATTGGACGCAGTCCAAGATGCTCGAAGCGTTACAGGAAAACACCAAGGCTCTTCGCCGGCTTAAATACGAAGTTCGCGACTTAGATCCGTCTGACGCCGTTCATAACGAGACTGAATCGGATCTGGTCCCGGTGGTTGTTGAGATGCCAGAACGGCGCAATCGCGGATCTATATCGGGTCAAATGAGAAAAATGCAATGAAAACGGCACTTTTCGCGTTCGCATTATTTATGCCATTCTTGTCAGGATGTGCGTCTCGGGGCAATGCGCAAAAGGCGGTGCATAAAGTCGAAAAAGTGCAGACGTTTGTGGTTATCCCTGCAACTGCCGAAACGCCCGCTATTGTGCAGCCAGTAACTGAGATTCATGAGTCGTGGGAAGATGAGCAGAGCGTACACGAAGAGACCGCTGGTCCGGACATGAAGCAGATTGTTCCGGTTGTTTCGGCGATTGCTGCATCCGCTACCATTGGCGCCACAGGCGGAAGCATGGGGCTTGGGCAGGTATTAGGAGGCCTCGCGGCCCTTGCTGCGACCACTGCCGCCGGATGGGCTGCGCGCCAAGGGACCGTCAAGAGCCTCAAAGATCAAGTCGAGTATCACCGCGTCGACGCGGACGAGGGCTGGCGCAAGGCGGATGAACGGGCCTTGAAGCTACCGCCATCTTAAGCTTGCAAGCGAACGTTCACTTATTAGGCTGCGGGCTATGCTTGAAGCCTCTTCTATCGGTGGCCGTACTCTTGTCTGGAAGCTGCCTGCTGGCGTAGCTGGCAAAGCTGTCGATCTCGGCGGCACAAAAGGCTGGTCGATTCAGATCGACGGCGATTTGGGCGGTGGCGCCGTAGTGCTGGAAGCGTCGAATAACGGCGCTCGGTTCTACACGGTAGACACCTTTGTTGCTCCGGGCTTGTATACTCCCGAAGATGACTTTTGCTGGTACCGGATCGAGTTCAAAGACGCTGCGGAAAACGCGGCTATCGAAGCCACCATCTACACGTACTGAGCCATGAGTAACCTTACCGCTGCCGCATCTGAAATTCGTAAAATCAGCAAGGCTTTTGCAGGTCTGGCTGAACTAGGCTCGGCTATTGACGCCGCTTTGCAGGCAGAAACCGCTGTAACGCTGGTTGAAAAGCAGCTTGCCGAGCTTAACAAGAAGATTGCCAAGGCGCAAGCTCAGCACGAAGTGGACGAAGCCGCTTTTGCCAAGCACTACGCGGACTTGCAGAAGAACGCCTTCAATGCGGAAGAGGCGGCTAAGGACGAATTGGCCAAGATTAAAGCCGACGGCGCTGAGGCTTTGAAAAAGGCTAAGGACAAGCTGGCTGATATTAAGGAAGCCACTGATTCGGCAGTTAAGGCGTACGAAAACAAAACGGCGACTGCCGAAAAGCTGCTGAAGGAAAAGGAAGAGGCCGTTGCTGTAGCTGATAAGAAGCTATCAGACATCAATGCGGCTATTGCTGCCATCGCGGGCCGTTAAAGGCCGTAGGCTAATGCATGGCCACTCTTGTATCGACAACTTCAGGTAACTGGTCAACCGCAGGCAATTGGACGATCGCGAATACGGGCGTTGTGTCCGGCGCGGCCCCTACGTTGGCCGATGAAATTGCTATTCCTTCGTCCCGAACGGTGACCGCAATTGGCTACACGGCCAACGCGGCAGCTATCGGCGCGTCCACTTTTGTTGTTGCGGCGGGTACTGGAATTATTCCGAACGGCGCGGTTGTTTTTATTACTGGTACGACCGGCATGTATATGGTTCGCGGTGGCGGCATTAGCGCCCCCGGAAATACGCTAACCTTTTCGCCTCCACTACGTACCGCCGTCACCGCAGGCTCTGCTATCCGTGTTTATGGCGGTACCGCCGGCTCTGTGATGACCGTAGACAACACGTCATGCGTGGGCGGTGGCGACGTGGTTGCTGCGGGTGGAGCTTTGCTTGCGGGCAAATTGCAATGGTCAAGAATTGCAAATTCAACCCTTACGCTGAGATCAAACCTTAACCTTAATCTCGCCGATGCGGAATTGGATATGGGGACGGCGGCATCGCCTATACCCGCCGCCTACACGGCAATTTTGAAATACGATTCCGCAACCCCAACGAACGGAAAATACGGACTTGCCAGCTCTGCCGGAAATCTAACTACGTCGAAAATCACCATATTCGGGGCGGAAAAAACCGGGGCTACGACAACGACAACATCAATTGCGGCCTCTGCCGTTAACCCAACCGTCCGCGTAGCTGACGCCACCGGATGGGTTGTCGGCGACTATGTGCTATGCGCTTCGACGACTACGAACACACCCGCCAATACAGATTCTTTCGTTATTGCATCGCTGACGCTCGTCTCGGGTACGATCTACGATGTCGGCATGACCGGAACATCGACGTTCGCCCACGCGAGCGGGTGCCCCGTCGTTAACTCAAGTCGTAATGTTCGGCCGGATGAACCTATTAATGCTACGTCGTCGGCGTTTTTTAACGTTGCCCTTAACCTAGACGGGGTCGGTGCGGCAAACTCAATTGAAATCCGTAACGCTGAATTTGCGTATGGGACTAATGCCGGAAGTGCAACGAGCCTAAGCGGCTTTAGTATCGCGGGGCCGGTTGGTTCGGTTAATACGATAATTACCGGAATTTCCGGGTGTTCGTTCACGACGCTCAGAAATGCGCAAACGGTTGGCGCAGGGTTTAGCCCGACCTTTATCTACATGCAATCGGTTCCTATTTCTAATTGCGTATGGTCTACTAAGTCAACTACGTTGATATCTTGCAACGTCCGGCAGGCGCCAATCGTCCTCATGGAAAACTGCGTTTCCATCGGCGGCGGTCTGTGGGCGAGCATCGCATCCTCTCAGGGATGTCAGGGTTTTACAGAGAACTTTTGCAAGCATTACTCGCATTCAGGGTTGGTCTACGACCCGATTGTAAATGTTGGTCGCTTTGTAAACGACACCGTTTTTGACAACTGCGGCAGTATTGAAACGGGCAGAAGCGGATCTGCAACGGTATATTCTCGCTGTTCATTCGGCATGGCGTACGGCGCTACTGCCGGATCGCGCCTAGTGACCAAACTCAGCACGCTGTCGTATGCCCCGGTAGAAGCCATTGATTGTCTTTTTGGCTCGGCCTACACCGCGTCAGATGATTTATCTTCGCCGACACTGATGCAGACGTCTGACTACTGCTTGGTGACTAACCGGCAGGCGGACATCACGCAACATACGCTGACGAAATTTAACGGTATAACGAATCGCGATAATTCGACCGCGTATCGCAGCCCTTCGGCGGTTCAACTCAGGCCGACTACGGCTAGCGTCGCATTGACGAACACCGTAAACATCACGGCGGTAGCGGGAGCTGCGCTTCGCGTGATCGGCTACCTCCGCTATGACAGCAATCTCACCGGGGCAACCCTGCCATCGGTCACGCTGAGTGGAGCCGGATCGACGCCGGCTACCTACACCCAAACAGGCGCGGCGAATGCGTGGGAAAATTTTGACCTGACGGTAACGCCAGCGGCAAACGGAACCGTCACGCTCGTTACTAACGCAGTAAGCACCAGCGCAACGGCCAACGTGTGGCTGTCGGGTGTTTGTACCAGCCCCTGGGTGTCATCGTCGCGTCACTATGGGTTCGTACCCGTTGTCGGAATCGCGACTCAATCGGTTGATTCGCAAATCGCCGTGACGAATGAGGCGACCGTAGCGGCGTACACCACTCTTGAGACGCAAGCTAAGCTCTACGACCGGCTTGCTCTTTGGGGTTGCGATAATCCAGCCTCTGCAATCTTTTTTAGCCAAGCAGGCGGAACACTAGACCTCGGATCGAAAAACCTCATTGTAGACGCAACCGCTGCTAGTGTGCTAGTCGTATCTGGCAGCAATGTGACCATTAAGGCAACTACCTTGACGGGCACTAGGATCGTTACGACTGGAACAATCAGCTTTGTTAACGGAGCCGCCCCTGCGCCGTCGTTGGTGTATCAAGATGTCAGCGGCGTAAGCGCCCCGATTCTTGCGCCAAACTTGATTAACGGCACTCGTGTGCGTATCTACAACGTCACCGACTCGGTGCAGCTGGCAAACGCTACTGCCGGAGCAAGCGGGTACGTCAGTCGCGTGATCTGGACGGCAGATAAAACCGTTCGCATGACCACTCGCTACGTCAGCGGCGTGTCGGCAAAGGCTAGAACCACCTCGATTGGCGTTCTAACCTCGTCGGGGCTGACGTTCCTAGATACGCAGGCAGACGATTCAGCGTATGTCGCCAACGGTGTGGATGGCGCATCGTGCGACAGCTCCAGCGGTGGCGAGTTTACTGCCGACTACCCGAATATCCAAGTAGATATCAACGATACCGATAACACAACGTCTCTTGCGCGTATCTACGCTTGGCTGTGCTATCAAGAATCTACGTCAAGCGGCATAATCAACTTTTTTGGAGCAATGAGCGCAACGGACTCTGCCAACTACCTTATCGACGGAAGCATCGTTGATCTGGCGTTTGATAATCGCAAGAGCGCATTGCTTACCATTGACGGCGGATTTGTGCAAAAGCTGGGCGGCTCCCAAGGTCTGGTTGCAACCAGTACGGTTGGAGCGATCTATTTCAATAGTGGACGGGCGTACCTTGCTAACGCCGCAAATCTTCCTGCCGATTCAGCAACTGCGGTATGGGCGTCCCTGCTTGAAGGGTCTTTCTCCGCTGCCGACATTATGCGGATCAATGCAGCGGTCTCTGCCGGTAAAACAAGCGGACAACCGACGGCGCCGGTGTTCCGTGATCTGAACGACACGGTTAATCGAGTGGTTGGAACCGTCGATGCCAACGGAAATAGAACTGCGGTAACGGTAACGCCGTGAGCTGGTCGGCTAATTGGAATAGCAACTGGGTTGCTAACTGGCTGGGAAACGCCAATTACAACCCCATAGCAGGCGGTTCGGGGTATTTGCCTCGCATCCGTAGCGGGCTTGGATTCTTCCGTCATAGGTGGCCACGCGCATGAGCACGACAACTAAAATCAAAGTCAGCACCCTCGCGCTGTCAGCTACCCCCACACGGCTACCAGATTCGGGCATGTTCGTCGTCGAAGCGCGCATGCAGGGTTCCGCCGCGTGGCAGATAACCGACAACAGCCAGTCCGCGTATTGGGATGTCCCGCTAAGTACGGTAGAGTTCATCCCCGTGCAGCAGATTGAGCAATACGTCTGGGTCAAGGGATCTGGCACGTTGACGATCGTTTACATTGGTGTAGAAAGACTACCATGAATCCATCTATTGAAGCCGCACAGATGGATCCTGCTATTCCCGAAGTTGCGGAAGTAGTTGAACTTGTTGCTGAGAAGACCCCCGAGGCATCGGCCTCAGAGCGGGCGCTTATCACGGAGTTCAACGAACTTGTTAAAACCCCGCAGTTTCTGCGTGATGCTTTCGAGCAGATGCAGGAAGATCGCGCCTACGTTGCCGAAGAGTTGATCGGGTCTAAGGACCAAGACACGGTTATTGTCAATCAGGTTCTCAAGAATCAGCAGACGGTAGTCGCCAACCTCGGCTTAGATGATCCTAAAGCCTCGTGCAAAGTGCTGCCTCAGGCGGGCGGTCTTGTCGATCCGTCGATGACGGCGATGTCCGAGACCATGGAGCTGTTCCTCAATCGGATGATCACGCAGACGCGGCTTCCTGAATTGATGGAAGGCGCTGCACAAGACGCGCAGACTAACGGCATTGCGTGGTTGAAGGTATCCGTACAGGAAGACTTCCTGAAAGATCCCGTCGGCCAGAACCGTTTCAATGATCAGCAGGAAAACGTCGCTGAGTACTTGCGCCTCCAGGAAGCCAAGGCAGCGGGCGACTTTAACGATGACAGCGCCGATGCACAGAAGCTGAAGGACTTGGACCACACCCTTAAGGTGTGGATGGCGGATCGCATTATCGCGCAGCCACCCATGATTCCGCAGACCGTCATGGACCCCATGACCGGCATGCCTACTGAGCAGATGGTGCCAGATCCGACGGACCCGCGTACCGTGCGCAAGACCGCGATCATCGATGGCGAAGAGCTAGATTTGCTGGGGTGCCCCGAGCTTGAGCGGTATCTCGGCTTTAGCGTCGATCAGTTGCTACCGGAAGACGTTCGCTGGGACTGGTCGATTAAGCGCCCCGAAGAGCTTCGTCGCGGAGCTTGGATGGCGTATCGCGTCTACCTGTCGAAGGAAGACATCGCCGCTAAGTTCGCCCTAGAGCAGGACGAGTACAAGTCGATCACGGTTTACACGACGGATGGCAAGAAGACGGAACGCCGCTGGGGCATTCTCGGACCGGATGAACGTACGGACATTGAAGCGCAGCAGATCAATGATCGCTGTGCCGTCTGGACGTTGGAACACCGTGTTATGGGGCGTCGCTACGTGTGGGTGGACGGCGTCAGCCGTTTCCTCGCTAGCGAAGTGTTCCAGGCCGTTGGATCAAATCCGTTCAGTCTGTTCCCGGTGTACTTCAATCGCGTATCCGGTCGGGCTTTGCCGATCTCGGACGTGCGGCTGCAGCGTGATCTTCAGAACGAGTACAACCTGCTTCGCACGCACGACCGCCAGGGCCGACGCGCTAGCTATCCGTGGGTTGCCCTTGCGGCAGGCGCTGCGGATCAAGCCGACATTGACGCCATTGAAGGCCGTGCACCGTTCCAAGCCGTCATGCTTAAGAAGGCGGACGACGTTAACAAGTACATGAAGGAGATGAACGGAGCGCCCTATAACCAGGGTCTCTACGATACCTCCAAGGTAGTTGCTGACATGCAGATGGTGGCCAACGTGCCATTGACGGGCATGGGCGTGCAGGGCGAAGGCAAAGTTGCTACGGATCTGACCTTGGCGAACCAAGGCATGCAGAAGGCCAATTCACGGCGTCAGGCACAGCTTAATCGTACGTTCTCCGACTTGCTGGAGTGGATGGGGCAAGTTGCCGTTAAGGTGTTCCCCGCTGATAACATCAAGGCGATGTGCGGCATGCAGTCGGTGTGGCTCGCCCTATCGGCGGAGCAGCTGTCGGTCAACTTCCAAATTGAAATACAAGGCGCCGTTTCGGGACCGCCGGATTTTGCTGGAAAAATGCAGTTTTGGACGGCTTTTCCCGACATCATCATGAAGCTGCAAAGCGTCCCCGGCATCAATGTCGGTAACGTGATGGCTAAGGTCATGGCCCTTGGCGGCATCTCCGAAGATATCCGTAATTTCTGGAATCCGATGATGGCGCAACCAGGGGGAATGCCTAATGCGCCAGCCCCTGGCGGCGATCCCAATGCGCAAGGACCGCGTGGCCAAGAGGGCGGAGCGCCCCCTATGGAAGGCGTTCCTTCACCTGAAAATCTTCCCAACAACCCGGGCAATCGCCTCGGTCAATAAACCCTTGCAGGAGCAATGCAAGCCGCTATGAATACAGAACAGATCACCCCTGACGGGGAAGTGGACGTTAACGATCAAGCCGCCCCTACGTCCCAGGGTGAGGAAAGCACGAAGCCGGAAATCGGCAACGACGCTATTGATACCGCCGAACATTCGCGGGAATCCCTCATCCAGTCGCTAATTCAGAAGCCTGTTGAAGAAAAGGCTGAAGAAGAAGTTTCCGAAGAGGTTTCCGAAGACGACGATGACGAAGAGCCGGAAGGCGACTCGACACCGGTCTCGAAGAAGTCGGACGACGATGAGCCTAAATCGCTCGTTGGTGCAGACCTTGCTGCTGATAAGCGGCTTGGCGAACGTACCAAGAAGACGATTGACGAGCTGCGAAAAGCTGCCGCCTTTGGCGACGTGATTACGCAGATGCTCACCAAGAACAAGATCAGCCCGGAAGAGTTCGCCAATTGGACGGCTCTCGCGGCGCAGGTCAAGAATGGTGACAAAGAGGCTATCGGCACCTTGATTGCAACTGCTAAGGCGTTCGGCTGGAAAGAGTCGGCCCCGGTAGAAGCCCCCAAGGTCAAATCAGTAGACGATGTTGCGAAGGAAATCTACGACGCGGAGTTCGCTTCCGAAGTAGACGACCTTCAGATCGGTGAGCAGGTCGCCAGAAAGCAAGCACGCCGGTTGGCGGAATTGCAAATCAAGGCCGATAGACCCGCTCCCGAACCCGAAAAAATCCAGCCTCGCGCACCACAAGACCAGCAACGGCACGACCCTATCCGGGAAGCTGCTATTGCGGAGGTAGTGCGTTTGGAAAAAGAGTACGAAGCGAAGATCCCCAATTTCGCCAAGATCGCATCAGCGGTCAACGAACGTCTTAGCCAAGCCAGTCGCACTAGTAATCCTCTCATGTGGACTGCGGTTTATCAGGACATTGTGCGCGATGAAGTCCGTAAGGCGTCGCCCGTGACCGAGAGAAAACCAATCAAGCCGGTAGCTGGGACTCAGGTCCGTTCTAGCTCCGCACCCGCTCCTAAGCCAGTCGAGATTGATTCCCGAGCACAGCTCATTCGGGACATCGCGGCTGGAAAGTTCGTTCGCTAAACCCGACCCTTGCCCATATCGGCGGGGTCAAACCCGCCGCTATGCGGTAAGGATCGTCTCGTGACTACCTTCACTCCCGAAGCTCTTCAATCCATCGCCTACGCCGCCTACCCTGGCGTGCTCAACCGTAAGAAACAGATCAAGGCTGATCGCAAAGCGATGCCTTGGTTTAACCTGCTGGAAAAGCTGGAAGGCTCGGCCCCTGTTGCCGGTGTCTCGGCTGCCGGCATCAACGGCCCTATCCTCAAGTACCAGCTCACCGCTGAGTTTGACCTGCAAGGCTTTGAGCGTCGTGACGTTCTCGGCTTCACTGAGTCGCCGATTGAACTCGAAACTCAGTTCCAGTGGGCCAATCTGCACATGGGCCAAGAGTTCGTCCATGAGGACATCGAAGCCGCTTGCGGTCTGACCATCGTCCCCAATCAGTCCCGCAGCACCCGGATTGGCAAAGTCGATTCTGAGTCTCAAGCGCAGGTTCTCGTTGATTACTGGATGGCCAAGCTCGAAGCGATGGACGACAAGTTCGATATTGCTTTTGATCAGATGCTCCTGTCCGACAACTCGGCCAATCCTAAGCTCGCCCAGGGCTTGGATGCGTACCTGCCGTTCCCGGCTGCTACCGGCCTCGTCACCACCGGCTCTATCGGTACCAAGCTCCGCGCGTCCAGCTCGGTTCTCCAGCACTACGCTGAGATCGGCTTGACCTACGGCGCTGCTGGCACCCTGCGTGCTGGTCTGACCCGTGCTCGTCGTCAGGCTAACCTGTCGCTCCGCGGTATGGAAATGGGTACCGATGGCGTGGACTTCATCATGGCCGGTGCGGGCGCTATCGACCGTTACGTCAACTACTGCACCACGAACAACATCCAGTTCACGACCACGCTGGCTGATAAGAAGCGTATGGCCGACATCGGCTTCCCCGATACCGGCGTCAGCTTTGAAGGCACCCCGATTATCCACAACCCGACCTTTGAGGTTCTGGATACCCTGCTCGCCCCAGCCGCTGCGTGGACTCGCCGCATGTACATGCTGAACACCAAGACGTGGCAGCTTTCGTACGCCCCGGCCAAGAAGAAGGTTATGAGCTTCCCGCCTGATGCTGGCGACGTTCGCGTCACCCGTATCTCGCTCGATAGCAAGGCCGTCTTGCTGCCGAAGGCTCCGAACGCGAACGCCGTTATTCTTTTGGCCTCTTAATCGCTAAAAACCGTACGTCGTTGCTCCCGACAGGTTCTCCCTCGTGGCTTGCCACGGGGGAGTTTGTTTGTAGCGTGATACGCGGAGCAACCCCTTTATGGATATCCCTAATTCCCTTATCACCGTCCGATGCCACAGTGGCGTGGGCTACGGCCCGTTGATCTACCCGTCGTACGTTTCTAACGTATTGCGCCGTGTATTCAGTGGTCGCCTGGAACCAACCGCCCCGGGTAACGGCGTCGACGTACAGCCGTATCCGGAAGACGGCGAGCCGACTATGCGCTACCGCGATGTCAGCAGCGTTGAGCAAGAAATCGGATGGCTTCGCAAGGTCTACAAGGGCGAGAACGGCATGTACCATGTCGACGCCGTGTGGAATCCTGAGAGCCTGAAGAAAGAATTTGAACGTTTGCTGGTGGCGGAACACGACCGCTTGCGTCAAATGGCTAAGCCTCGCGCTCAGGTGGCGGCTAATCCGACCTTCCTTGCATTCGGTCTTACCGAAGATCAAGCCCGCGCTTTGCAAGCTGCCGGATTCGTGGATCGCGCTTCCTGCGTCGGTCAGAGTCTTGTGGATCTCGCTAGTGTGCCTACCATCACTATTGACGTTGCCGGTCGCTTGTCAGCGGCTGAAGTCAAGGTCGAAGCCAAGAAGTAATCATGCCCGAAGCCCTCGCACCTACGCTTGTTGAACTACGCAACTCTGTGTTGGTGCGAGGTGGCTACTCAGTCTCGGGCGGGCAGGCGGCTGATGCATATCCGCTCGTTGACGAGTTGCTGCGAAAAGCACAACGCGAATTGCACCTTGAAGCGCCGTGGTTGACGCAGCGCACGCGGGCAACGTACAACCTGATTACGGATCAAGCAGTCTACGACACGCCAGACGATGCATTGATGTCTCGGCTTGGGCGTATTGCCGTCATCAATGACTCAGGTAATGAGTTCGATCTTACCGCCTATCACGGCGCACAGCTGCGAAACATTACCAAGACAAGTGGCATGCCGTATGCTTATGAGATTGTGGATCGGGCCTTGCGCCTGTACCCGGCTCCGACATCTACGTGGGTGACGCTGGTTATTGAGTACTACCAGAATCCGGCTAGTTTGCTGTCCGAGACGGATCGCACCAACGTTGATCCTGAAGCATTGATCCAACGCGCTGCATATCTGTTGAAGCGCCACACGGGCCTCGGCGGGGACTACAAGGCCGACATGGCCGACCACATGCGCTACCTGCAACGCACGTCGCAAGAGCAGGGCGAGATTCGCGCTATCAGCATGCGTGGGTATGTTCCGCTAGTGTACGATAACTTGCGCCTTCGTGGCTCGCGCTACTGGCGTACTGATTGGAATCCTTGGTAATGGGTGAACCACCTGTCGTAACGGTAGGCGACTTTGTCGGCCTCGATCTTCGTCGCGGTGTCGATGCCAGCGCACCCAACTCGTTGCGCGAAGCGACGAATCTGGACTTGACCACGGGCGGTGGATTGCGGTCGCGTGCGCAGTTACGGCCCTTTGCCGTGCTGGATTCAACGAGTCTTGGCCTGTACGTCGCTAATGGGTTTTTGCGTACGGCGCTTCCTGTGCCAGCATCAGGGGTTTTTACAAATCCACCTCCGGGCATGCGCTACGATTGGTTCAGCAACCGGGCAACCGGTGGCGATCTCGGTACGGCACTACGGCTGACGGCATCGCAGGTGTGGGACCGGGTTCCGTACGTGGTAATTGAGAAGTACCTTGATCCGGCAAACCCGGGCCTGGGCTTCCAGTACGAGCATCACTACATCCCCGAAGTATCGACCTACAGCATTGCGGTGATTGGCAAGACGGCGGTCACGACCCCGTTCACGCCGGGACCGTTCCTGTTCGCCATGTCGCGCAAGCTGATCTCGCACGATCAATCGACGAACGACGTGTGGTATTCGTCATCGATCAACGGCCCGACTGACTGGAGTTCCAGCGGCGATGCCGGATATCTGCCAGTTACGCAGCACGTGAACGGCGACCCCGAGGTGCGCGGCTTCTCGTATTTTGGCAACAAGCTAGCGGTATTCTTCCGCGATAACGTACAGCTTTGGGGCTTCTTTACCGATCCCGCCGATAACGAGATTTCCGACATTATCGGCGGTGCGGGTACGGATCAAAGCGGATCTGTTGCCAACATGATGGGCGATTCGATCTACTTTGCACAAGGTGGATTCCGTAGCTTAAGCGTGGCGGTGTCATCTGGCCAAGCTGAAGACGGCGACATTGGGGCCAACATCCAAGCAGAGACGGTACTTATTGATCCGTCCACGGTGCAACTCGTGTCATTGTGGTCGTCTTCTCGTGCTCAGTACATGTGTGCTGTCGGCTCGATTATGTACGTCATGACCAACTCGCGGCAAGCAGACGTGAAGGGTTGGACCAAGTACACGCTGCCGTTCACGATTACCCACATGGTTGAGTTCCGTGGTAAGGTCTACGTACGCAGCGGCAATACGGTCTACGTGTTTGATAGCACTTATTCAGGAGAAAGCGGCTATGCTTGGACGGCACGATTCCCATATCTCTACGCGGGGGAACCAGGGCGTAAGAAGCAATGGATTGCCTATGAGACGCAGCAATCGGGAACACAGAACCTCACCATCTACCCGAACGTCCGTAACGAAGCGATAATCCATCCCGGTCCTACCGTGACGGGAAGCACCATCGGGATTAACCACATCCCGCTGACCATAGTTGCCGACGCCATCAGTCCGAAGATGACCGGCACGCTTCCCTGGCAGATGGACGGATTCACGTTCCGGTTGCAAGTGGGTAACTCGTGACGATCTCCCGCGATAGCCGAGTCGGGCGCGGGTACATCGCACGCGAGGGCGACACGGGTAGCGTTGTGTGGGCTTCCAGCCGTGATGCGTTGGCGGTGTCCAAGGGTGCGGCTCGGATGTCGGTCGGAGGTAGACCCGGCCAACTGGTTTTTAGTGATGGGACGAGCGTTTTTGGAGCGGGCGAATCGCGGTACCCACAAGACGTGGCGTATATTTGCTCAGGAGACGGAACACCTGCGTCAATCTATGCTGGACGGTACCTTGCCAAGTGGCCACTCCAGTCGTCGTTTTCACCGTCAGAAGGGTATGCTGCTGAAGCGATATTCAATCCAAGCCCTGGAACGGGGATTATCGGCTTTGGCACCCTTGGAGGCAAACTCTGCCTACTCTGCACGTCCGGCTACGCCAACATGCAGACGGCGTATTCGTACTCGTATCGTTCGACTGGATTCACGTTTTCATTCGGTTTCTATCAGACTGGCGGTGCCACCCAGCAAGCACAACTTTATTCCAGCACGCCTATTTTTGCAAATGGTGGTGGTGTCGTTACTTGGGGTGCTGACGCTCAAGATTACAGCGTGTCTCGCGCTGATGTTGCAGGCCAATGGACCCATTACGCGGTATCATTTGGCGCTACAACTGCCAAGCTGTACATAAATGGTGTTGTAGTAGATACAAAGACCATCGCCGCAGCATGTCGAACTCGTGTCGGACCCGCATTCCAGATAAATGCGGGTGTGAATGGGTATAGAAACATGCGAGTCTATAGTAAGGCGCTGTCCGAAGCCGAGATTGCGGCCATTGCCGCAGAGGATCTAGCATAATGCCCATTTTCGCCTGGACTGTCTGTGATGACGGCAAACTCTACAAGACGGATGGTTCAACCATCAGCACGACGGTTGACATCAGGGCATCGGAGCCGTGGCTGACGGCAACGAACCTGCTGATGGTGGCCCCTGGCCCGTCGGGCAGCATCGTTGTACTGGACGGAAACGGCGTGGAAAAGTCCAGGCGTTGGGTCATGGATCGCGTAGAATGGGCCATTGGCGGCGCTTCTGGACGTGTTTACTGCTTTGACGGCAAGGGCGAAGGCCGTGTCGTTACGGTGGCTACAAACGGACGCATTACGGTAGGTGAGCGATTCAATGCGCCAGCCGTTGTAGATCCGCTCAACGCCATCATATCCGGATCGAGTCTGTATATCGCATGTGAAAACCGTGACTATCTTGCCACTTTTAGCCTAACCGACCCCGATGTGCCGGTGTTCGTCTCAGCAGTACGGTATGAAGCGGACACACTGACAAGCGTCGTTGACGCAACCACGGTAACGAGACTTGACAACAACGCGACAGCGCTTGGCGGAGATGTGACGCTGCCCTTGTTCGGCGGCATCGTAGTCGGCGCGTCCAAGTACTACCTCGCAGATGGCGCTATCGTGAGCGTTCCGTGATTATCAAACGAGACGACCGTATCTTAGACGCTCGCTACTTGTCAAGAGAAGGCGACACGGGTACGCGCTGGTGGTCGGCTATGCGTGGGCGGAATCGGCTGTCGGTGTTTAATGATGCCGTTGTATCAAGCGAAATAGCTCTTGGCGGCAGGCCTGGGCAACTAGTGTTTTCTGGCAGTGGAGCTAGTCCAGGGGTGTACACCCCAGGGAGTACCCTGCCCATGCTAATTATTACATTCCCTACATCGCCAACGTTTTGGGCGGACAATGTGTGTTTGTCCAACGCATTTCCGCATGCCACGCAGCAGGTTATAGAGGGTGGCGTTTTTGCATCCGTGGCTTCAGCGTTGTTCACACTCCCAGGAACCTCCGTTCCTGTTACGGGGGGTTCGGGTACGATAGGGACTCAGATGCAGCAGTTCGGCGCAACTTGCGGCTCTTGGTTAACGACACTAACTGGGCGTGCACTCAGGTATTCGGTTACCGATAACGGTAACGGGACATACGAGTTTCGCATGTCGATTGGGGACGATTCTAACTGGCGCTATTTTCATGCATCCAACGTTGTTGCTGGAATAGCAAAGGCGAACAGCAATACGGCTATTGGGCTAGATAATGATCCAGTAAGTGGCGACGACACCTACGGAACAGGTGGAACAGTACTTTTGAGCGCGTCTGCTTGATTTCCAAGTAAGTGAACGCACACTAACGAAACGCCATGCCATACCCTCCCCGCCCCTCACGCCGGACGAGCTTCCAGCAGGCAGCCAATGCCGGTACCACTACGCCTTCGCCATCCATGTTGGATGCGGAGCATAACGACTTCGTTGAGCAGATCGACCAGCTCAACACCTTCGTGCGTGGCATCACGACCAGCACGGGTCAGCTTCGTAATCAGTCAGCAGCCACAGCACAGGCTCTTGCGGGCGCTCAGCGTTTTGTCGCGACTGCGAGCCAGACGGTCTTCGTCACGACCATCGTCTACTCGGCCAGCTTTACCTCAACAAACGTTGAAGTGTTCGACCGTGGCACCAAGATCGATTCGAATCTCGTTACCGTAGCCAACAACGCTGGGTTCCTGCAAGTAACGATTCCAGTTCAGAATGCCGGGCATGTTATTTTTGTCGCTGCATTTGAGTCCGGCGCTGGCTTGCTGACTCGGTTGGCGAACACCGGCTCCGGCGCAGATGGCGCGAACATGATCGGCATCCAAGACACGGGTGCGCTGATTGCAGCTACCACGGTAGAAGGCGCACTGACAGAAGTTGTCACCAGCCTCAACACCCTGCTGTCAAATCTTGGCACGATCAGCAACCTGTGGAAGCGTGACGGCACCAACGCGGCCTCGGCGAACATCCCGATGGGCGGATTCAAGTTTACCGGCTTGGTAGACGGTTCGGCGGCTACGGATTCGGCTACTGTCGGTCAGGTCTCGGCCCTCAATTCGACCATCAGTAATCTTGGCAATACGTTCGTCCGTAAGGATGGAACGACCACGATGACTGGCGTCTTTAATGCTGGCAACTTCCGTGTCAGTAACGTTGCGGCTCCGACCACGGGGACGGATGCGACGAACAAGACGTATGTTGATGCTCAGTTGGGTAGTGCAGCACCAACAGGTACCATTGTAGCTTTTGGAGGAACCGTAGCCCCTACCGGATGGCTGTTGTGTAATGGGCAAACCCAGGTCCGTCAGGTGCTGGGCGTAAACACCCCCCTGTTCACGGCTATCGGGACTACGTACGGTGCTGGCGACGGCACAACTACGTTTAATGTTCCTAATCTACAAGGGCGCTTCCCTATCGGTTCCGGTAACGGCGCGCAGAAAAACGTCAGCGGTTCCGGTGTGCTTACGGGCGGAACTGCGCTTACGGCTCGCACGGTAGGACAGTTCGGCGGAGAAGAAGATCATATTCAAACCGTTGCAGAAATAGCGCCACATAAACACGGATGGATTGATGCAGCTCCGACTCCTGGAGCTACCGGCGCAGGATCGTCAGGGGTGCAGTTTAGTGGAAACTCGGTTTCTGCTATAAATACCGCAAGCGCTGGATTAGGAACCGCATTTAACGTAACTCCGTCGTTTGTAGTTGTCTCCTACATCGTTAAAACCTAGTATCTAAAGCCATGCCTATAAGCGAAGCCGACTGGTTTGAGAACAACGCAATGGGCGACCTTTACAGGGCGGCCAACGTGGATGCTTCTAAAAAAGAAGATCCTCGGTACAAGCTAGCTCAAGCACAGTACAAAGACCAGCTACAACGCACGGAGCGTATTGGTCAGATTAATCAATGGGAGCAATCCCGAAATCCGTACTACGCTTCTTTGTATCAGCAAAAGAACCAAGCCGCACAGGCCAGCAATCAGCAGGCGTATGCCGACGCGGCTAAGCGCATGCAGCTTCAACACGCCGGGCGCGGAACTCGCGGAGGCTCGCAAGAGCAGTACAACACCGCTACTCTCGGTGCAGAAAAGGCGCTTCGTGACTCGCAGGCCGCGCAGCAGAATCAAGATTACGTGCAGGGTATCCGTCGTAATGATCAGTCGCAGGCGCAGTCATTGCGCATGCAGCAGAACAGCAACCCCTACACGAATGCTCTCGCTCAGAACATGGCCAATAGCGCCAACATCCAGGGCGGCGGGTACGCTAACAATGCGGCTCTTGAGCAATCGCGTATGCAAGACCAGCAGAACTACCAGAACAGCATGAGCCAGCTCTACGGGCAGGCTATCGGTACTGGCGTTGGCGCGGTTGCTAACTACTACGGAGGTGGCTAATGGCTGATGAATACGGTGCAGCGGGCGCAGGTGCTGCCAGTGGAGCAGCGTCAGGAGCCGTAGCAGGCACAATGATCGCGCCGGGGGTTGGCACAGCTATAGGCGCTGGCGTTGGCGCTCTTGTTGGCGGTGCATCGGGATACCTTGGCGGACTGGGCGCAAAGAAACGCCGTAAAGCGCAAGAAAAAGCGCGTAGCGAATACCAAGCCGCCCTTGCACAGTATCAGCAAAGGGAGCTTGCTCGTAACGCGCAACGCGAAGCGATGCTCATCCAGCAGAGCCAACAAGCGCACAATAACTTTCAGACCTACATGGGTCAGAAGCCCGGTGATCAGACCGCCGCTTTGCAGCAGGATGCCGCTAATCAATCGTCAGCGCTGTACGCAGCACAGGCGCCTACACCGGCGCTTGCGGGACCTCTTGCAGGGCAGTACCAGCAAGAAATGAATCAGCGCGTAGGCGGTAGCGTTAACGCAATGGCGTTGAACTACTCGGCTGGTCAGCAAGACTTCGCAGGTGATGCGAACAATCGCAACTACGAGATGGCGGACAGCGCCTTGAGCCGTGAGCGTAATCTGTTCGAGCAGCAGGCCGGTGTCGGATCTGCGCTGAGCAATCGCGATCGCGCTATCGCGGAAGCGAACTACGGCAACGAGCGCGCTCGTGCTCAAAACGTCGGCAGCGAGCAGATGATGTACGGCGGATTTGCCAATAGCGCCTTGCAGCTTGCCAATGCCTACGGTAGTGCGCAGCGTCAAGCAAACTTGCGCAAAGAGGCGTATGGCAATCCGGCTTTGACTCCTAATCAACAGTACCGTAACTCCGACATGTCGGGCTATGATATGAGGTCTGCATGAATCCTGAAGCCATTATGACCCCTGGCGGCATTGCTGACCAGCTCACTCGCGGCCTCTCTGGTCTTGGCCAGTCGTTCGCTCGTCGTGAAGAGTTACGCTATCAGGGCCAGCGAGACCGCATGGCCGACGACCGCTACACTGCCGAAATGGCCCTGCGGCAGCAGGCGCAGGAACGTGCCGATGCACGGATGGCGCTTGAGGATCGTCGGTATGGCGAACAGCAGGCACGACTTGGTCGCATGGATCAGTTGGCTCTTGAAGATCGGCAGCGCGCACAGGAAGAAGCTAAGTATCGCAGAAACATGGGCTTCTTAGACAGGGGTGTTGTTCCAGAGGGCGTTGCTGAATTTAAAGACCCAAATCCTCAAGAGGCTTTCGGTAGGTTTGGGCCTAACGATCCGCCTCCTGGATGGGGCGAAGGCGCACGAGAGTACACCTCCGAAGGGAAGATTGCTGCCAATGCGCAGCAGGCTTTGACGCAGAAAATGGAACCGAAGCCGTTCTACGGGCGTACGGAAGAGCAGCGTATTGCAGCTGCTGAAGCTGCACGCCGGTTTCAAACGGAGCGCGATGCCGCTAGCGTAGCTGAAAAGGATCGGCAGAATCAAATCGAACGTATTAACAAGCAGATCGACAAATTAAAAACGGCGCAGGCTGCGCAAATGGTCCCTGAAGTCGGTGCAGACAGGCCGTTCTGGGGGACGGGAGACTATACGCAGGCGCAGATTGACGCACTACCTGGGGGAGCCGCGCGTAAAGCCCTACAGGGGCAGATAGATGATTTAAACGTAGAGTTACGCTCGCTACAAAGCGGAGCGGCTAGCGCACTCGGTGGGAACGCCCAACCACAACCTCCAAAGGGGGATTATAAGTCGCGCTTTGTGGATAAACTCAAAAGCCGCGTGACTCCTGACGTACAGCCGTAGAGTCATTCCATGCCTATAGATTACGATGGCGTCATTTCCGATCTCTTAGACGAAGCACGTATCGACGGCGTGACTCCTGACCCTCGCGAGGCCATGCAGGTAGCAGCGCAGGCGCTATCCAGTATCGGCGTCAAGATGGACGCCAATCACATGGCGGGCCTCAGCGATGCGGCGCGTCGTCGCTTAGCTGCACCTACGCAGAACGGTACCGCTCCGGGCTCGTGGGAGCGCGTTAAAGAAGTCGCTGGCGAGTACGGCAGCGGTGTTGCGGATGCGCTTAATGTCGCAGGTAAAACAATCTCCCTTGGCTCAACGGCGGCAGTTGGCGGCGTCGCTCTTCCGTTCGTTAGCGATGAGACGGGCGCGCGCTGGTCCGATACGGTACGTCAGCAAGCCAGCGATCTAGGCGTTGCCCAAGAACGTGCGGGCGGCCTAAACTCAGCGGCTGGCGCAATGATGGCGGGGCCTCTTGCTCCTGCTGCTATACTAGGAGGAGTTGCGCAAAAAGGCGCACAGATGCAAGATCAGGGGCAGAACCCCACTGATTTGGCGAATCGACTCAATCTCGGCGGGACGGCAGCACTTCAGACCGGCTTGACTGCGGCAGGAGCAGGCGTTGGCGCGGGGGCGGCACGTCTTGGCACAGTAGCGGGAGGAACGGCCTTCGGCTTACGTGGCGTTGCCGGACAAGCGGCACTCACAGGCACGGGCGCGGCGGCTGGATTGGCGGCCACTGGCGCACAGGCAGGTCTCGACTACGCCACAGGCAACGAGCAGTTCGCCCCTGGGGCGGAAGATTACTTGGTGAACGCGGGCATGAATGCCGCAGTTCCGGCTATGGCTATGGCGCGGACGGGCGTTGCTGGCGCATTACGTGCAGCAGAAGGCAGACGCCAAGTCAACATGGATCAGCTCCTTGCCGCTAAGCAGGGCGATGCGGCATTGGCGGGCGCTGCTGCGAACGACGCTGCGGTGAGTAAGCGTATTGGCCTTGAAGATGCGCAGCAGCAAGCTGCGGCAAAAGCACAAGAAGCGCTTTCAGCTACGCCAGAAGTAGCTTCCGAACGCGCAAGAATAGATGCTGATATTCGTCAAGCGCAGTATGAAGGCGTTGCAGGTGCGGTTGATAATGCGACCGTAGCTGATCGCATATTGCGTGAGCGTATGGCAGCAGATCGAGAAGCATTCAACGCTGCTGATCAAGAGCAGTATGCTCGCGAGCAAGCGCAGCAGGATGCCGAAATGGCGCAGCGCGATGCTGAAGCGCAGCCGCTTGCGGAAGCAATCCCTCCCGCAGAGGCAACAACTGACGTAGCGCCTTCCCGTTCGCTATCCGACATGCCGCCGGCGCAAGAGGTAGCGCCTATTCAATCTTTAGATACAGGCATGGAGTCGCCAACACAGGCGCCGCCGCTTACGGCGCCAGCTCCTGAGCCACGCTATCTCGTAGAGCCCGCCACTGGCAAAGCTCGCCTTGTCACTGATCGCATGACCGTAGATCCTAAGGAGACGGTCGCGTATTCCGATCTGACGCCAGAGCAGAAGAATCGTGTTGATGTAGCTGCCAAAAACCTGTCACGCCGGGTTGCAGGTCGTGACGTGACGCGCTCAGGCGCAGCTATCAATCCGGCGATTCCGCTTGTTGAAGGAATGCAAGCCCTAGGCAAGGGGGCTAAAGTCGTTCGAGACAAGGCCGACACCCTTGCCGAAACCATCCAAGGCGGTGTTGGCGATGCTACCCCTCTGGCGCGGTCTATTCGCGGGGCGCAGGAATGGCTTGGCGCGGACATGCAGGACCGCCTTAAGAAGAGCAGCAACCCCTATGCTCGCAATGCAGGTGAGCGCATCGGTCGCTCCATTGAGAATCAGCACGCATCGCAAGGGCGTATGCATGTAGATCGCACCAAGGCGCTTGAACTTGTTTCCGCTAGTGCAGATAAGGCCGCAGCTCTGCGTAAAGCAGACGAGCCGATTAAGCCGATGGACCCCGAACAGGAGTATACAAGCGGTCGGTTGCGGAACATGTACGAAGGCCGTACGGACGTTCCTGAAATTCTGAGAGATGTGGTTGACGGCGTACAGCTTACTAACCAGAGCACACGTACGGAAGCTACCGATCAGGGTCTTGATGTTGTCAAGGGCGACGGGAACAACGTTTTCGTTCGTCACAAAACACAGGATTTCTATAACCGTTTAGACGATGGTGCGGCTAGTTGGTTTGGGCAGCGGCTTATTCGCTCCTTAGCGGACATGAACAACATGGACCCTAAAAAAGTACAGGAGCTGCTGTATCCCGATACGAAGGAAGGTCGCGGAATATCGGCCAGCGTTCGCATGGACGCCATTGAGCAGGCGCGTAAATTCAAAAACTTCCCGCAGTATATCCGTAATGAAAAAGGCGATGGTTGGATTCGCCTTCTGGAAACAGATCCTACGCGCTACGTAAACACTACGTTTGACGCTATGTCTCGTCGCGTCGGATTCCATAAAGGATTCGGCGGCGTGTCTTCCAGTGCGGATCTTGGAAACATTCTTCCCGGTTTAGAGCTAGCGCCCAAGTCCGTGCGTGAGACCGTCGCTCGTGCGATCAACGCCTTCAACGGGGAACACGAAACCTCGCTCGACATGAGTAGCGGCAATGTTATTGCGGGACTTCGCAACGCTAAGCAGATTATCAGCGCTATGCAGACTTCCGGCGCGGCTCCGATGGACTTGACTGAGACGCTGAATATTGCCGCGCATGTCCCTATCACCCACGCTTTCACGGGTGTCGTGAACAGCGTACGCAAGCCGGGACGGGCTGTTCAAGAAGGCGGCATGGAAGCCGATGTGAAGAATCGCGTGGATCTTCGCGGTAAAGGCACTGAGATTAGCGGCAATATCCGTGGCGCTCTTCAGCGCGGATTCGGTCGTAATGTTGTCAACCGTGCCGTGCAGGCCGCTGGATACGAGGCTGGTCGTAGCTGGGCGTCGTCACTGCAAAAGAACGGTGTTGCTCTCGTTGATGAAGGCTTCTTGACCATGAACCGCGTGTCCGATCAGATGGCACAACGCTTCCGTGACAAGAAGGCTACTGATCAAGACGTTAAGGTGCTCGCCACTATGGTGGCGGAGAACATCACGGGCCAGAAGCGTAACGTTGCGCAGTCGGGACGTCTCAGCCGTAACGCTTTGGTAGCAATGGTCGGCCCGCTGTATCGTCGCTACGGCGAAAATCGGGTGCGTAACCTGATCCGTGCCGTTGACGGTGCTGCGGCTATCATGGCCAAAAAGGATCAGCCACTAGCCAAGCGAGCAGCTATTGCGTCTCGTATGCTGGGGCAGTCCCTTACCGCTACCGGCTTTAGCAGTGCAGCCGCTACGGCGGTGGGCGGTGCTTTGGTCTACGGCCTAGAAGCGTTGCCGATGTACTTCGGCAGCGGTCAGGGAACCATTCCTCTCTTAGTCAACGTACTTGGCGGCGGTGTTGCGGGTTCCGTCCTACAGCAGACACAGCAGCCTGGAAACCTTGCCGTCACCGACCTTGCAAGCATGCTGTTCTGGCCTTTTGGCTATGCGGCATCCACTATAAACAGCCTAGAAAGCGGCAAGCCTCAGAACCTTGTTCCTGGTGTGTCTCGCATCATGGGCGCCGTCAGTAACGACGACCGTGCCGGCAAGCTGGCGTATCGCGCATTCCGCAGTGCTCAGGCCAAAGTTGAAAGCAGCACCGGCTCAGGTTTCACCGCAAACGCGTATCGTAGGGCGCTACGCGATGCGGTGTTGTCGGGCAATCGTGACAATATTCGTGAAGCCCTTTCCGCTGCACGCAAAGCGCAGTCACCTGACGACTTTCAAACCTTCTTGAAGCGGTCTATCTTGCTTCCCTCTGATCCAGTAAAGCTGCGTAAGTACTACAACGAGATTGGCGAAGAGGCATTCCGCAAGATCCAGGCGCACGACGCCACCATCAAGAAGTTCATTGATGGGGCGTAATCTCAACGTAGGTCGCCAACGGGCCTACGTCGATACGGAAACTTCCTGACCGGACAAGCGAGTCGTTCGACAACGCGCCTGCGTCTTGCAACGCATCAAAGACGGCAGCAATCGCGTTGTCCAGGTCCGGCTTGCATTTACCGGTCGGCGTAGTCCACCGCACGCTAATGCACACGGGTTCGTTCCATTGGTAATGTGGAACAGTAGCGCGCCACATCGCCACGAACTTCTTGCGCCAGTCCTGGTATCGCTTGGGCATGTACGTCCCCCGTGCCGTAACACGGGGGCGGGCTTTGGCACAGGGTTCAAGGTTGGGTAGTTGGATTTTCATGTCGGAGGCGGATTCTTCTCATAGTAGGATTTCGCAAAGCTGTACGCGCATTCGGAAGTGCAGAAAGAAACGTCCATGCGGGTGCGTATCCTGTCTTCTTCTACTAACGGCACACCACAAAACGCGCAATCGTCTTTTGACATGCCTGATAGCTTCTTACGTGCGTTTTCAATATACGCGGCATGCGGATCAACAGCAACTACCGCAGGCGCTGGCGGGGGGACTGGCTTCTTTAGCCGTGTCTTTTTTATTAGCGCCCTTCGCTCGTCCTCTAGCCGTTTAGCTTCTGCACAACGCTCCTCCTCTTGCTTATGCTTTAGCCAGCTATCGTGTAGCTGTTGCGCGTCGGCCATCTCTTTGCGCCACTGTTCTTGACGCTCTTCATATCTTCCTGACGCACATAGTACTTCATCGGTAAAATCGTACAGAACCCCCGTTGCGCAGGGGTTCCATATTCCACGAACTTTAATGTACGCGCCCATCTGTTTTCTCTAGTGTGATTATTCGGGCACACAGCGCATGCAGTTGTTCTTGCAAAAGCTCGTTTTCTTTTTCTAGGTGTTCTATTTTACACCACTGTAAGTCATTAGTTTCTTCTAATTCTACAACGGCTTCTTCAATAAGTTCACGCGCCTCATCCTCGGTTATGTACCCTTCTCCCGTAAGATAATCGTACATCTCGTCTGTGTTTAAGCTCACGGTTTTTCTCCTTTTTTCCACTCTTCGCCTTCTTCTGCCTCTTTGTGCTGCTTGATCCGTTCTGCCATTTCCGAAGCGGTCCACGTCGCAACAACTACAGTCCTTTCGGTATACCAGTATTTATCTCGAAGCACGTCACTGCGACCAACAGCGTGCAAAAGAACGCTCGGAAGCATGCGCTTTATGGGGAACCCCACGTAATTTAACAGCTTTATACTATCAAAGTAGTCCATAAAGACAGCGGTGCGTATGCACGACCCGTCAGAAAGTAGTGTTTCTGCGTAATGTTTTTCACGGGTTAAAATGTGATCTACTGGGCGTTCGTAGGTAGACTCTACAGGCGGTTTTAAAAACGCAGGGATCTCTTTTAATTCGTCAAACCACGTTGCTTTTTTGACAAGCTCATCGTGCATAGCAACAAAATCTTTGTGGTCTTCCTCTATTGCGTCACTAGGTAGCGCATAAGCGTCGTCAACTAGTTTGATGACGTATTGCATTTTATTAGGCTTTTTATCGCCGTCTTTTGGGGTTTCGGTCATGTTTAATCTTTCTTCTCGCGTTTAGCGATCTCTCGTTGAATGTACCACACAGCCTTCTTTAAGTCTTCAATCGCATCGTTCTTTAGATCAGCACGCCACGTGTATTTAATAGCGTTACCAAGGTTAAAGCCCATGTGCTCCGTAATTTGGATGCACTCAATGCCGCTTGGGTGTGACGTGTAGTGCGGCGGGTGGTTGACGGCATCGTGTAGGTCGCTGCACTCCGCTTCTTCCGTGATCCATGGAGGCATAGTGTTTTCACTCATTTTAACCGTCCTTTTTATATCGTTCAGCAATCCAGCCAGCGCCACTGACAGGCAGACCTTCTGCCCATTCCGGAAGCTGGAGAATGATGCGTTGAAACTCGTCAAAACGTGAAGCGTCGGGCATCTCAGCTACGATCTCGTCGTAGATACGCAGGATCACCTTGAACCCCGCCGCTTCCAAGTTGTTGCAGGCGTGGCGCAGTAAACACCCGCTAGTACCCTGCACAATGTGGTTAGTAAGCACGCCGCCATGAGTGCTGATCTTGGTCCACACCTTACCTTGCCCAACTTCGCACATGTAGTGCAACTGACGCTTAGGGCCGTACTCAGGATGCACAACGGTTTCCATGGTGGCGTACGGGTAGGTGATCTTGCGACCAGAAGCGAGACGGCATTGCAGATGCAAGCCGTCGAATCGGTACGCTGCTTTGCCTATGCTGTATACGGAACCGGGGTTGTCAACGGCCTTCTCTGCGGCCTTCTCGGTATTGTACCAGAACGCCACGTTTTCACGGTGTGTTGCGCGGTATGCGTCGGTCAAAAACTGCGCTTCCGGTTCAGATAGGACGAGCGCGTACTGATCTTTTGCTTGCGTGCGGAGCGTTACGTGCCCACCGCGATACTGTGACAGCAGCTTACCGACCTTGCCCATCTGGCGCTGATCGCCGTTTACATCGTCCGGCCCTATGCCCCACGCCGTACCGGCAAACACTTTGTACAGATCTGGCCCCTGCTTTGCATCGTACTTACGCCACGCCTCTAGCTCCCACTCCTGGCCTGAGTACCAAGCTAGCACACGCGGCTCGATGCTGGCATAGTCACATTGATACAAGACGCCTTGCTTAGGTGCAATGCAACCGCGCAAGCACGCAACAACGGCACCAAGCGGATCGAACAGCACCGGGACCGGTCCGCTTTTCCCGAGGTGGTACTTTGCCGTCTCAAAGAAGCCTTCCCAATCATCCGCCTTAGCACACGCAATCAGCTTCGGAACATCGAACTTCGCACCGCGTGGCAAGTTCATCAGGTTAATGCCGAGACTCGTATCGCGGCCCGACTGTGCGCCGTTAAACCGATGCGCATCCCGTACGCGGTGATCCACGACAGATGCGTAGTTCTTGAACTTGGGCAGCTTCGCCACAGCGGTACGGCCTAGTGCTTGCCGTGCTTCTAACAGCTCGCGTGTCTTTGGATCAACGTCGGCACGCGCTAGAACTTCTTTGACGTACGCCTTAGCTACGCTTGGCAAGTCAAGATACTTTGACACTTTGCTATGGTTGTTCTTGAGCACGTACCCATCAAGGGCTCCGTCAGTACGCTCGCTGACGGCAGAACCGATGACCTTCTCACCGCGCTCGACCATCTTTTGCAGCGACGTAACCAGCTCCATATCGATAGGAATCCCGCGCAGGTTCGTGATCCACGTTGTGCGCCAGAACGCCAGATCGCCACCCGTCAGATCAGGCAACGCGGCATCAATCGCCATCTCGGCTTCCACATCCTGGCGGCAGTAGTCCATATAGCGGACGTACTCAGATTCGAGTTCCGGCGTCATCTCACGCAACTGCCCCTTCAGTTTTCCCGCCGTAGCGGGCATGCTGAACAGCTTCATGAGCCGGTCTCCTTCTTTGTCCTTCTGTATCGGTAGGTTCAATGCCGCACCGCACTTGCCAAGAGACGCGGGCACTGAGAACGCACACGCTTTTGCCATCGTGTCAAAGAAGCGCAGCGGCGGAATTTCCAGCTTAAGTACGTTTGTAATTAAGGCGTACTCAAAGCCGACATTCCAAGCGTGAATCTCGTCTGCGTCTTGCAGCATGCGCTTGACGACGTTTAGCGCATCCGGCTGGCGGCAATCAAAGCACGTAGCCTTACCTCCGTCAGCCGAGATGGCGCACATAAGCACGACCGTACTTTCATGCAGCGAATAGTTCCAGGCACCGACTTCGGACAGGTCGGCAAGGCTACGCGTTTCCAGGTCGATACTGATTTCCATTTATTCTCTCTAAAAATCCGTGTGCGTTGTGACCGTAGCAAGGGCGCGGTGCGTACCCATCCATCTTCGTCAATTGTTCCATTGGAAAACGGAGCTAGCTTTGAGAATCGTCTGAACCACACGCCCCACTTATCCCAGCGGTGCAAATCCCGGTAGTCGGATATGTCGGGCTCCGGTCCGATGATTTCTAAATAATCGGTAGTGTGGTTCATGATCAGAATGGACATTCATCAGGAATAACAGGCTCCACAACCTTACGTGGTGGCGCAACCTTACGCGGTTCCGCAACCGTCTTCACCTCTTCTAGCCTCACAGCAACCACTTCGCTCGCACTTCGCACGGCCCATCCCTGCTTGGTGATCGTTTCCTCAGACACGAGCTTGTTCTTAATCGCCTGAGCTGGCGACATCGGCTTGCTCTCATATAGGAAAGCGGGCAGATCCGCATCGTCTACCCAAGCTAATGCCTTGGCTCGACCTTCGCCCTTGGTATAGCCCGGCAATTCGTCAGAACGTGCCAGCTCGTTAGCGCGTTCGGCAATCGCTTCGGCAAACTTCTTCAATGTGCTGACGTGTGGCAGTAGCTTAGCCACAATCTCAGGCGGGGCTTCGTGAGTGCGGTCTACCATAGCGGTAAACCAGATAATGGATTGTTCAGTGTTCATGTCTTTTACCCTTGTCTTTCAGAGGCTTGTTCGTTCATCCTATCAATCACATCGGCTACCGCACGCACATCTTCAGATGTCAATCCTGCTGGACTCAGGAAGGTGGCAACGTAGGGCGACGCAAGGCTGCATTCGACTTTACCGATCATGTACTCTCCCTTGTAGATGGTCACAAAAGGATACTTAACTCGGTTTAGTGTGTTAAAGGTCAGGCTCATCGCGTCCTCCCGCGACCGGTGAGGATGGCGACGATCCTAAGGTTGTTCCCTTTTTTACTCCCGAGATGCCCATTTGATCTAAAAAACAAAACTTCACCTAATCCACCGACGTGATGCGGTGCATCAAAGGTAAAAGTAAACCCCCTATACTTTATTTCACGGCCATTTTCCAAAAGTAGAGTGTCCCCCGGCTCACACCGCCACAAATTAACCTCCCGATACAGCCCCCGATTACCCCGATCAGCCTCTTCTGCCATATTCGCTAGTCGCGTCTTGTTAGTTTTAGTAGTGTTCATTTATATTCCTTTCGCATGCTGCGAAAAAATGATCGGCAAAGTAGCGTTTAGTTTTCTGTCCCGTTTTTGCTTTTATCTCGTAGATGCGTATCCTATCAGCTTTTACAAGATCAGATAGAACGGCTTCCCGTTTTTGCGCTTCCACGTCGCGCATAGTGCGCTGAATCAACACGCTAGGCGACATGCCCTTTTCGCCCGATGTCCTTACCGCCGCGTAGATGCGGTCAATGTTAAGCGCATGAGGAGTAGTTGCCGCATTATTGGTAATGTGCAGTAAAACATCGGTGGTATAGGCCGCGATAGCAAAGCCCCAATCAATGCTTTCCTTGGTCATGTGCGGCTGATCGACGTTCATTGTGTAGGCGTGAATCAGGCTAAACCGCTTTGAAGTTTCAACGCAACGGCTCATCAGGGTCGAACGCTTTTCATCGGTAAGCTTTGTGGACTGCACAGTCGCTTCCACTTCACGGGCCTTCGTGTAGTAGTGCGCCAGCACGTCAGGATCGCATGTGATCTCTTGCGTTTTACGTGTCGCCCCCGCGTTCTCCACGGGAGAGCGTTTGATCTCCGTGTTCATTTTGGTAAGCGCCGCAACCATATCTTCCGGTGGCGGCGTATCCTCAAAATCGAAACGCATCTCGGGTAGATGCTCCCCCATAAAGGGAACAAAGCGGTTAATCATGCCTTGCTCCGACAACGCGTCATCGTACACGCGGGAGAAGATCTTAGGCTGGCAGAACGTCAACACCGATGGAAATGGCGAATGTATTTCCGTAGCCGTTTGCCCCTTAAGCGCCTTCCCCTTAATCGGTTGGCACGAGTACCACTCCGTCAGGTTGGTGCATACCTTTTTCATGTAGCCAGGGCAGGTAGGTAGCTTGATCTGTTGCAGGAACAGTCCGATCTCGTCTACGGCCCAGGTGATGCTTGGGCTTTGGTTGATCTCGTCAAACATACCCGCATCAGAGTCGAAATGCATCGATCCAAGCAGATCCACACAACCGACAGCAGCAAATACCTTACGAATCGAATGCAACGGCACGTCCTTACCCGAACCCGACGATGCCAGCCCAAGCCCGTAGATGTTCGCATGTGATCGACGCCACGTCAGATCGCGCCCAATCAGTGCACCCATGCCAACGCACGCCGCCAGCAAGGAAAGCTCTGGTTGTGGGCGTGGAGCGCAGGACAAGCACCAGTCCACCCAAGCCGCAATCAACGGCGTAGGGCGAAGATGTTCCGCTGACAGTTTCGGAACCGCTAGTGGGTTTATCTCCTTCGCAACAGGTACCGGCCCCGTGTTCCGAGATATAAAGTTTGCCACCTGAACGGCCCGCTCTTCGCCTCGTGCGAGTCGCATATCAAACGATTCGCTGGCTTCCTTTTCCGCGTACGACTTCGCAATGCCGCGTAGCTCGTCATCGGAGACCGTCTCAGGGTTTTCGCAGCGGTCAGCACGCACACCCTGCAACCCAAGGAAGATGCCCTCTTCACCAAGCCCAAGGTTACGCAACGCACCCGCAGCCGAGCACAGCAGCGCGTGCCGCTGACCTTCGGGAAACGATGCCGTTTCCGTGGCCTTGATGCTGACGGGCGCAGCCTTGGCCCATGCTTCCATAAACCAATCCGGCGCCATCGGAACATCGGTCAGAGATTGTAGCGGAGTTATCCACTCGTACCCTTCCGATGGAGGTATGTGAACGCTCGCTTTGAATTTTACTTCCAGGGCGTCACCGATCCACACGCCGCCCTTGAGGGTGCAATCGTGAGGTACGCGCATCCATACGTGGCGACCGCCGTTAAAAGTCTTGGTGCTAGGGAAACCCTCTAAGGGCTGGAACTTTTCAATCAGTTCCGCTTCGCCATCCAAGCCGTTCTTCATCTCGATATCGAGTACGACGTGGAACGTAGGCTTGATCGCCCAGTCACATGACGGCCACTTGCGATGCCACTCAGCGACTTCTTCCGGTGTTGGCAGTGTTCCGAGATAGCCCTTCACCATCGGCTGGCGGCTTGAGGAAGCGCGCTTTGACCACGGGATGAGGTGCCAGCCCTTTTGGGCGAGTTCAATTGGTGTCACGCGAAGCTCCGGCCCAACACCTTGGGATACTTGGACGATTCCGGTGTGGTCTGGAAGCGTATGCGTGTGGGTTTCGGAATGCAAGCCAGGAACTGAACGCACGCCATAGCGGTCGTTATGCGAATCTCGCTTTCTGCGGTAATTCCGTACAATCCATCATCGCGTACCACGATCTGCTTTCCGTCGGCGTTTTCCAAGGGGGTGTCTCGAAACCACTGCTTGGCTTTGTGTCGCGCCCACGTATGCGCCTTATCGTCAACGGATAGCCACTCGCTGATCTTGGTCGATGCACACATGTAGTTGACGCACAGCGTCGGCGCTTTACTCGGATCTTTGGAGGAATGCACGCGAATCGTCATAGCGTCTACCGGGATTTCGCGTATTTCAGAGTTAGATAGGGGGGTGTCGTACGCAGCAACGGTGTCGTGCTTGGCAATCTCCGGTGGCGGGAACTCAAACTCGCAGCACGGGCATAGTCGAACACCGGCTGCGACGATCTCTTGGCACTTGGGGCATGTCTTGGTTGGCGCAACGCCGTCCTTGTCAGACTTCTTCTTGTTCTTAACGCGCTCGTTGAGCGTATCGATAGGGCCGTGCCGTGCGATGTTACCCGCCAGATCCAAAATCATTGTATCTTTTTTTGATGGCGACACCCGCAA